GGATATAAATTATGACAAAAGTATTTGACGCAACAAAGTTTAGAAAAAGCATTACAAAATCAATTCAAGGGTTAGGTATAGGATTTAGTGATCCAACAGATTGGATATCAACAGGAAACTATGCATTGAATTATTTGATGACTAGTGATTTCAACAAAGGAATCCCATTAGGCAAAGTGACAGTACTTGCAGGTGAGTCAGGAGCAGGCAAGTCTTACATCGCATCAGGAAACATTATCAAGAATGCACAGGATCAGGGTATATTCGTTATACTAATTGACACTGAAAACGCATTAGATGAACAATGGTTACAAGCATTAAAAGTAGACACATCGGAAGACAAACTTTTAAAATTAAGTATGTCCATGGTTGACGACGTTGCAAAAACTGTTTCAGAGTTCATGAAAGGTTACAAAGAACAACACGCAGACAACAAAGAAGGGGCACCTAAAGTACTGTTTGTCATAGACAGTTTGGGTATGATGCTTACACCAACAGATGTAAATCAGTTTGAAGCAGGTGACATGAAAGGTGACCTAGGTCGAAAACCTAAGGCCTTAACAGCACTCGTGAGAAACTGTGTGAACATGTTTGGAAGTTGGAACGTAGGACTTATAGCAACCAACCATACATATGCATCACAAGATATGTTTGATCCTGATGATAAAATATCAGGCGGACAAGGTTTTATATATGCATCAAGTATTGTGGTTGCAATGAAAAAATTAAAATTAAAAGAAGACGAAAAAGGAAATAAAGTTACAGATGTGAGAGGTATTAGAGCCGCTTGTAAAGTCATGAAAACAAGATATGCTAAACCTTTCGAAGGCGTACAAGTAAAAATTCCTTACGATACTGGCATGGATCCTTACAGTGGATTGGTTGATCTTTTTGAGAAAAAGGGACTACTGGTTCAGACAGGGAACAGACTGAAGTACATTGATAAGGCAGGTAATGAACACATCGACTTCAGAAAAGCATGGGTAGGTGATAAATTAGATATGATAATGGCAGAGTTCAAAGAAGAGATCTCTACAGAAGTAGAAGACACAGATGCCCCTATCGAAGTTGAACCAAAGAAAAAACCAAAATAATGATAGATTTTGATCACGCTGACATTGAACGACTGTGGAATTCCATTGTACATTATGTGCCGGAAAGACAGAAACTAGACTGTGCTATTGATTTTATTAAAAGTCTTGAGGACATAGGTGTAGAGCATGACGTACTCAAAGGATCTGCAGAACTGGATGCCAAGTTAGAAGAAGCAATCGCAACTGTGTTCGAGGAAGACGATGAGTCAGACGGATACGGTGAAGATGATTAATTGGTACAACGAAGTCAGCAGGAACCTAGCTAAGATACCAGACTGTGTAGCATACTTTGACAAGGAGTTGCTAGAGGCCAAGAAACAGTGCAAGATATACGGTAACCTAGAACGAGCCAGTGCCGCACTTCCAGGAATAGTTGAAGAAAGGTTCAGCCAATTGCAACAGCTAGAAGCAATACTAGAATACCTAAACATAGAATTAAGAAGATTAAGATCAAAAACTTTTAGAAAATATCTGGAAAACTACAACAGGGCATTGTCAAGCAGAGATGCAGAAAAGTACGTAGACGGTGAAGACGATGTTGTAGACATGGACAAGATCATCAATGACTTTGCACTGATGAGGAACCAATGGTTAGGCATCACCAAAGGGTTAGACCAGAAGCAATGGCAGATAACGAACATCGTCAAACTGAGAGTGGCGGGGATGGAAGATGCCGACATCAAATAGAATTATACTTACAGACGTAGACGGCGTACTGCTGGAATGGGAAAAACATTTCACAGAATGGATGTTAGGCCGATCTTACTATAATGACAAAGAAGAAAGAATTTATCCATATAAACTTTTGCCAGGGAAACAGAATACATACGAAATGGCAGAAAGGTTTGGACTTACAATACCTGAAATAAGAAAAGAAATAAGAGAGTTCAACAAAAGTAGCTGGATGGCAACACAGTGTCCAATGGAAGATTCCCAGACATGGGTAAAACTATTAGCCGCAGAGGGTTGGACGTTCATACCAATCACTTCCCAGACATCAGATATACCTGCACAAATAGTAAGAAAAAAAAGACTTGGAGAATTGTTTGGTGATCACATTTTCAAAAATTACCATATCCTAGACACCGGAGCAGACAAAGATTCAGCTTTAGCAGAGTTTCACAATACCGGGCTGTATTGGGTGGAGGACAAGCCAAAAAACGCACTAGCCGGGCTCAAATACGGTTTAAAGCCTATATTAATAGACCATCCATATAACAGAGATTTCGAACATGCTGATATTACCAGAGTAAAAAATTGGCAACAAATACACGAGTTACTATCTAGATAATAGCTTCAGGATAATTTAGGAAACAAAGTTCTACACATTCTCCGTTTGTTTTTCTGTTAGTGAGAACTGTGAACCCTTTAGTTTTGTAACGTTCTACTATTGAATCTAATTTTGAAAATTGCTGATCCTGATCACCTATGTACATTTCACATTCAACTAGAACACACTTAACTGGTAATTCGAGGTCCAGTATTTCCGTTAATAATTCGTACCAACGACCTTCTATATCAAGTTTAATAATGTCAACATTTGTTCCATTTTCTTGTGCTATACTTTTAAGATTGATTGTTTCAACTTCTATTTCATCAAAAAATTGTTCCGGCTTGTCTAATTGGTAACATTTTTTAGAATCATTGATTGCATAAAACTTTAATGTGTTTCCACTTTCAGAATCATAGGCTTTGTTTACATGAGAAATATTGTAACCCCCGGCATTGGCACTGTCCACTGTAATCTGTGACAAAGGTGTTGGATCCCAGGTTAATATTTTTGCACTCCTGTTGTCTTTTCTACACCCTAGCTCAAATCTTATCTCTCGCGATACACCAAAATTCCAAAACATACCAGCACTTTTCCTAAGACTGTCAGGCGTACTATATTGTTTGTATTTGGTCCAGCCTTTGGTATTTGGTTTTTCTTTTGTGTCATTTGCACTAGGAGTCAACGGAAATTTTAGTTCGTACTGCCTACAGCGTTCAGAGAGTTTCATGGACAAATATTTATAGTGTAAATATCAGTATGAGAATTTATGTAGGTTGGGATCCAAGAGAAGACATAGCGTACCAGGTTTGTGAACACTCCATCAAGCGTAGAGATGCCAATGCAGAAGTAATTCCACTTAAACAGAACGATATGCGAAAGCAGGGCATCTACACCAGAGAGATAGACAAGTTAGCCACAACAGAGTTTACATTCACTAGATTTTTTGTGCCATATCTTAACGACTACAAAGGGTGGGCGGTGTTTTGTGACTGTGACTTCCTTTGGAAGATCTCCGCAAAAGAACTAGAACAATACTTTGATAATTCCAAAGCAGTGGTCTGTGTACAACATGAGTACACACCGGAAGAAGGATCCATCAAGATGGACGCACAAGTACAAACAGCCTATCCGAGAAAGAATTGGAGCAGTATGGTACTATGGAACTGTGACCATCCAAAAAACAAATTGCTGACACCGGAGTTCCTAAACAAACAGACTCCCAAGTTCCTACACAGATTCAGTTGGTTGGAAGATTCTGACATAGGGGCACTACCACACGAATACAACTGGCTAGTTGAATGGTACAAGGAACCCAAAGACGGTGTACCCAAGATACTGCACTACACAGAAGGTGGTCCATGGTTCGATGGATACAGAGATTGTGAATACTCTGATGATTGGAAGAAAGAAGTAATCAATCTATTCTCAGCATAATGAATTGGGGTAAACTCAAACCACAACATTATCATAAAGAACCTGTGGACTACATCTACGCCCGATCTATATTTGACCTCAAGGAGTACGATAAGCTGTACGAGAATCAAAACAATCTCGTACACGAGGTATGGAAGAATTTTTATGATACGTATGGTATTGGATTTGAATTTTTAGAGGACATACGAGATATCAACAAAGACAAAGACATAATGTGCCTATGGTTCTTCAAGGAGCGGAACGACCGTAGTGCAGGCACTGACATACAAATATCCGGAAAGAATATTACTTATTATCCAAATACATTCTTTATTACAGAGTCAAAGGATATAAAAATACTAGAGAAAAAAAACGAATACATACGTAGACCGGTACTGCAACTGGACTTGCCAACTAGCGTATGGAATACTATTTTAGAAAGATTTAATAAACTTGTTTAGAACATTGACATCAGCCATTAGATGTCTATCCCTTACCTTTGTCCAAACAAAATTATCTCTGTTGCTAATGTTTAAATTCTTCCGGATTTGTTTGCCAGCGTTGTCATTCATAATTTTTTTCGCTTTGAATGTTACTGTTGGAAGATAAAGGCATCGACCTAACTTACGTGCAACTTTTTGTGTGTAAGTGTCCACATGCCAATGCCAAAAGAACGGAGGTGCTAGATAGCCTAACCTATTGATCCAATGTTTATGTACGGCAAAGTGTGCCGCTGGCAACGGTTCATCGGGCCAAAGTTTTGTTTCTGTGCCTAAATTTTTATTGCCTTTACTTCTACCATCACTTGGAACTACCATAAGAATTTTATCCTCATATCTGTTAAATTCATCTGCAATCAACTGATCCCAGTCTTGCGTTTGCACCTGTACATCATCGCCCATCAACATCACAATATCCTGAGATGCTTTCTCGGCCATTAAGTTCCAACTGTAACAGGTGGATTGATTTGGACCAACTGTATAATGTTTTTCGTCTAGCAACTCTTTGTATTCTTCTAGTTTCTCATCATCATCGTTAAGATAAAATAAGAATTCTGTATTGTGTTTTTGTGTTGCGGTGGCAGTGTCAACTAATCTTTTTGCTAGTTCTGGTCTGCCTCTGGATGGACAACATAACGAAATCATATCAGTTTCTTCTTCCAAGTATCTGGTGTTTGGTCGTTGATGATTTCTAATGGTAAATGATATTGGAATTTCTTTGTGCCCCTAGTTCTAATATATTCTGCTGTCTTTTTAACTGACTGTCGCATGTTTGTTGCTGTGCTATAACCTAACAAGTCCCTTGCCTTGTCTGATGAACACACTGCCAGTTTGACTTCTTTAGGTCTGTCTTTGTGATGTATAGGATCTAAATTGAGTCCTGTTTCGTTTGCACAGGCTTCTGCTAACTCATTGATTGTTATAGGTTCTTCGTCCGGTCCTATGTTTATTACTTCTCCAACTACATTGTCTTGGAACGCAAGTGCATTCAAACAATACAAACAATCATCTATGTAACTGAAACATCTTTGTTGTTCACCGTCTCCGTATATTATTGGTTGCTTGCCTTGTAACATTCTATTCAACATGATTGACATAACATTTCTGAAAGGATCATCATACTTCTGCCTCGGTCCAACAATGTTGTGTGGCACAGCGATCACATACTCAACTCCGTGTGTTTCACATAAATTTTTAAGAACATCTTCTCCCGCTTTCTTGGCAATACCATATGGATCTTGAGGACGACACTCATAAGCTTCTTTGTATGGCATCTCATCATGATGACCATACCTTGCCATGCTTGAACAATACACAATACGTTTGACTTTGTTTCTTATTGCCGCTGTAATAGTTGTCACTGATGCTTCAAATATATTTCTCGTAACAAGGACAGGCGAGAATACTGATAGTCCTTCGTAAGCCGTAGCGGCGGTATGATACACTATGTCACAACCTTCCATGGCTTTAGTCATGTTTTCCAAATCGCAACAGTCCACTTGATGGAACTCTACATTTTGGGGAACATTGTCTGTATATCCACCAATCATATTATCATTACCAGCCACTGTATGGCCTTCTGATATCATTAAATCTGCTAGATGAGAACCTAAAAAACCTGCTACACCTGTTATAAAAATTTTCATTTTTGATTATTTAATTTAAGTTATGCACGGTAGAAAACTTTGTCAGGCCAGTGACCTATCAGTAGCTTGAACCCTAATAACCTTATGTATTTTTCAACTTCAATGTTATTACTACCATACTTCTTAGTATTGTTGTTTAACTCTATCATTAGATACTGTACATTTTCTAATGTCTTAGATGCACCTTTTAGTACTTCCATTTCGTAGCCTTCCACGTCTATCTTAATCATATCTACGTCATCGAGTCCAAGGCTATCAACT